GAAATCATGCTGTCGACATCATTTCCGCCCTGAAGCAATAACTGTTTAGAATATACTGTAGTATTCATAACGCGCTTGGGAGTAAGCGACAGAGTACCAATATTCAAAGTAGCATCACCAGCGGAGGCGGCGTTTGCGTCTGCAACTTCTGTAAGGATATTACCTACCGCTGGGCTTGTAACCTTTGGAAATTCGAGGTTACCCGTAGCGTTAATAAAGCTTGTACCGAGTTGCTCCATAACTGAAGGGGCGTAAAGTCCAGCAATAGACGGCCCTACAACTTGAGGAACGAAAGCGGAGCCGCTACCGCTACCCGCTTGGAAATTGTCAGCAGTTCCCGCGCGCTTTAAGAGCTTGGATGGAATACCTACTTGACCGCGCATCTGTACCCCTGCGCCCCTCATTTCATTGTGAGCCTCTTGTGAGAGTTCAAGTTCTGCGCCCAAGAGGGTGCGCCCGTTAGATACTGCGCTAATCGCGCGGCTCATACTAAACTGTTTAGCTACACTTTCGAACGCGCGCTCTTCGCTAGTGCTAGAAGTTCCAACCTGCGCCATACGTGCGGTAGCTTCTGCAGTCATTTGGCGCATTTTAATAAAGCCGTCCAGCTTTTCGAGTTCTCCGGCGTACTTCTCTAGTTGCTCGGTTTCGGCGCTGTGGGCTGTGCGGTTCTCGGTTTCGATTCCCGCAGTAAGGGCCGCCATTTCTTCGCTAACCTGTGCGCGCTTCGCTTGCAGGTCGCTAATAGTTTGGGTTCTGGTACTTTCCATTTTTTCTACTTTTTCTGTTGTCTGGGGCTGTAGGTCTTTTTTAGGTTCTATTACTTGGGTTTGTTGCCGTGAAGTTACAACCTCTGGAGTATTATAGGCGGGGTATGTCGTTGGGGCTACATCTAACAATCTGGAAACCTTTTTTACTCTCCTAACCCCGCTGTCCTCTCTTTCTTCCTGTTCAATAGTAAAAGCGAAAGAAGATTGTGAAACGTTGCCTAGCTTAATCAGTTCGTACAAATCGCGCCCCGCCGTAGTGTCTGCCAATTCTGCCCGGTATTTTAGCCCGGTTTCGTCAGTAGTTAGGGTTAGGGTATTATTTGTAGTTCTGGCGAGCGGTTGACCCTCATGGTTAAAGAGTAGTCTAACGTCATCATCTAGGCGACCGTCAAAAGCTCCGGGGTCTATTACTTCTTTAAAAGGCCCAATATCTGTAACCTCATTAAATACAGCGGCGTAACCTTCGATTACGCGCCCGGTTTCGTCGCTTGCCGCCCGTACCTCGCTAGTCCGTACCTCTACGTTATCGCCGTATTTTTTCCGCATTTCTGCGGCTCTTTTGGTTTTTTCTTCGTCCATTTTTTCTACTGTTTTCTTAGCCCAAGGGAGCATAGTAGGCCCTCCCCAAGCGTCATACATCAAGCCGCCGCAACCCTCGCCGTAAGGTACGGAGCTATTTTCTTTATGTCTACTCAGGAAGCTGTAAACGCGCTTTACTACTGATTCCGAAAGCGGGCGCGCGTTAGCTATGTCGTTAGCCCGTTTTTTACCTACCGCAGTACCACAACTACCCCAGCCGTTTTTATCGACGTATTTAAGCGCTTTACGCGCCGCCGAAATAGCTGTTTTGGGGTAGTTACTGTACGCCATCGCTACTAATTTTATTGCTATAGTCGCTTACCCTATCTAAGGCGTATGTATTTACTTGGATTAGATGCGTATCGCCCTTTTCTGTTGCGTTGCGCTGTAAATCCTCGCGTACCTCATTAATGGAGAGAACCCCGGCAGATAACATAGCTGTATAGAAATCCGCTTGGGCGCGTAGGTCTGTACGGTACATATCTTGTAGGCGGTATTTACTGTAGGTTTCGGGGCGCTCAAAACTAGGGAGTAGCTTTCTATCTATTTCCTGTTCTATCCGGCGCGCCCAAGGCAATAAGCAACCCTGTTTAAATAATAGATTTTGTTGCTCTAAGTTGTCGTAGGTAGCTTGGCCTAATCCTACTAGGGGGGCGGGTACTTGGTACGCTCTCGCTATTTCTTCTGCCTGTAGCTTCCTAGTCTCAATAAAGGACATAGTTTCAGGGGGTACGGTAATAGGTTGGTACTTAAAGCCAAACGGTAAAAGCTTCGTACCCGCCTTAGTGTTACTCTGGTTCCATTGCTTCTGTACTGCCTCTACCTGTTGCGCCTTTAACGGTTGCTCTGTGCTAAGGATTCCTACCATTTGCCCCCCGTTAGCGAAGAAATCAGAGCCGTAATTTTGCGCGGCTTTAGCTAGTCCGATATTATCGCGCTGGAGCCGTAGCGGGCTTAGTCCAATGAGGTTAGAAATACATAGCATATTCTCACTAGCTACCATACCTACCCCGTCTACCTTAAAAACCGTTTCCCGGTTTGCCTGTTTTTGTTCTACGCTGTAATACGGTACAGGGGTTAGCGCCTCTGCCCGCCCTTGGATATTGCGGGTAATAATAGCGTACCCCTTGCCATACATTAGGCTTTCGCTTAGTACTTGCTCCCAAAAGCTGTACGCGGTTTGCTCTGCGTTAGGTTGGTGGGTAATAAGCATATAGGCGGGGTTATTTTCCGCCTTTTCTACGTTCTGCCCTTCCTTTCTAAGGATTTCCATAGGGGTAGCCGCTAGGCTACTAGCGATACGGTACACACAGGCGTAAACCGTACTAACCGCGAGGCTTTGCGCCTCTGTTAGGTTTACCCCTGCTGTACTGCCCGTAGAGAGTCCAGCGTAGTAGGGTACTGTTTCGCTATCGTACTTGCCTACTCTGCCGCGAAATACCGCGCGCATACTGTCGAGAATACTAGCCATAGCATAAAAGTAAGGGCGGCCCCCGTTAGGGCCGCCCTCATTGTAACCAAATAATAAACCTAACTAAAGACCTAACACCTTAGCCAGACAGTAAAAATACTACAAACTATAGACCTTTAGCATATCCTCCGTTATTTCTTCGCCGTGTCTAAGCTTCTCCCCTATTGCCATTACTAGCGCGGCTATCGGGTCTATTTTTCCGCTTTTACTCTTGCCTTTATCGGGTTTTATGTTTCCTGCTGGGTCTGTCTTTAGCTCTACGTTACTTAGCGCCCAACGTAGTACGGGGTCGCCGTCATGAGTTAAACGCCCGCTTCTAACGTACGCCTCTAATTGTTTACATCCCGGCGACATACTTACAAAACCCTGCCCGTAAGGGGCTAGGGGCGCGCCATCCTCGGTTAGGTCTATGGCTATTTGTGTGCTGTTGTATCTGTCGTAGGCTATGGCTACTATTTCGTTTTCTTCCATCAGGTTAGCCGCGTCTACTTCTAAGCCTGTTGGGGTAAGGTGTACCCCTGTTATTAGCCTCCTTATAGCGCTGTAATCGGTCACGTTACCTGTAGTAATGAAGAAGTTAGGAAGGTCGCTAAACTCTCTGTAGATGTGTCCGGGGTTGCTTTCTATAGCGGCGTTATAGGTTGCCTCTGGTATCCAGTAAAACCCCTTTACTTGTACCTCATCTTCTACGGGAAAGAGCAAAACCAAGGCCGTAAGGTCTGAAACGCTAGCAAGGTCTAAGCCTCCAAAACATCTACCCCCCATTTCTACCGTACCAGTTCCCTTAGTCCATTGTTCGTCCTGTATCCAAGTCGCCGCCGCTGTAGTCCATTGGTTAAGGTGTTTGGTTTTAAATTCTGTTTCGTAGCTACTGCCCATATTTAGAGCCTGTTGGTACTGTTTTTTAAGCCCTTCTAGGTTTATCGTATGGCCTAGGCTTGGGTTTGCCTTTACCCATGTTTTCGAATCTGTCCAGCTATCGCCCTCGTCGAGTTCGTATATAAGTACGAAGTAGTTAGCGTCCTTTTTTATGCCCTTTAGTATGTCTTTTGCCGTAGCCTGTAGCGCGTAACAGGGTACGGCCTTATTAAGCCCCGCTGTAGTTATAGTAAGGTGCATAGGGTTGCGGCGCGCTTGCATACCGCTACGGAGTACGTTACTTACTTCGTCGGTTGGGTGAGCGTGGTATTCGTCAATTATTACCGTATGGGGGTTAGTGCCGTCTAGGGTTCTACCGTCACTACTTAAATAGGTTAGCTTACCATTTAGCGCCGGGGCGGTTATGTCATGACGTGAGGCGGTTAGGTGTTTCCGTAGTGCTGGGCTAGCCATAACCATACGCCGCGCCTCATCAAATAGTATTCTAGCTTGGTCTCTTTTAGTTGCGGCGCTGTAAACCTCTGCGGCGGGTTCTCTGTCAAATACTAGAGCGGCTAAAGCCATACCGGCCATTAGGGTAGTCTTTCCCTGTTTTCTAGCCATAGAAATATAGGCGGTATTAAATCGCCTAGAGCCGTCTAGAAGGTAGAAGCCGTAGAGGTTCCATAATATAAACTGTTGCCACGGTAGCGGCTCGAAGGGTTTACCGCTGTAACTGCCTACGGTATGGGTAAGGCAAGTAGTAAAAAACCCTATATACGCCTCTGCTGTACTCTGTCGGAATTCAAAACCTTCGTTTTCTAAATCCGATAAATACCGCTTACAGGCAAGCTTAACCATATCGCAAGTAGCAACCTTACCCGCGCTTACCTCTACCGCGTATTGGTGGGCTGGGTGTTTCATTTACTGGCTAAAAGTTCAGCTAATGGGTCTAACTCTACCTCTGTAGTTGCTACGCGCTTCCTTGCGGCGGGCGTTGCGCCTAGCTCTTTAAGCATCTGTAAAAACTTGCTTCTCGCTTCATTTAGTTGCTGATGCTCTGGCCTGTGTTTACTGACCAAATCGCCCGCCGTAGTTTTTACTAGGTAGGTAGTGCCGTAGGTATTTACGTCCCTCTGTAGGGTGTTTAGCTCCACATACAGGCAAGCGGCGGCGATGACTAGAAAACCATCCGCAGAGGTATAAGCCCCCGATTTTCGAAGTACTGCCGTTAGTAGGCGTTTCGCCGCTATCTGTCGATTATTGAGCATAAAAAAAAGGTCTTAAAAAGTGCTGTATCTATGGGGGTAGGGCCTGCGATGTACCAAAAAACGGCCTTTTTTTAACTTACCCCCCTACCCCCTTCTGGGGTTTGGTGTCGCTCTCTGGCGCTCTTTGCGTTGTGACACGAAGCGCATAAGCCCTGTAAATTCTCTACCTCGTAGAAGGAACCGCCCAACCTTACCGGGGTTATGTGGTCTACTACTGTAGCTACTCTACCGCAATCTTTACAGGTTGGGTTGTCTCTTAGTACATGGGTTCTAAGCTTACGCCAGCGCCGCCCGTTATAGCGCCCATCTTTATAGGTGCGCTCGTGCATCTGTTTACGCGGGCGGCGCTCGCTTCCTGTGTCGCTTAGTCTTATAGAGGGCATTACTTCTGAAGTCTTTCTATCGCCTTTAAATCTTCCTCCGTTAAGGCTAGGAACTTCCTTAAAGGTTGGGCGCTACTTGAGCGCTCGAAGTTGTCCCGCTCTGGTTGGTGTTTGCGCTCTAGAATATCGCGCGCCCTTCTTTCTTCGTAGTCCCTACAAGCGTCCATAATTTCCGCCAGCTTTAAACGGTTGTATAGTTTATGTACGCCTTGGTAGATTTCTTTAAACACTAGGCCGAATTCCTCCACAGTAAAACAGGGGAATAGCTCTATTAAGCTATCTACCGCTATTTGTTTTTCTTCTTGGCTCTGCATCGTTGCCCCTGCGTCTACTAGCATTAGCGCCCGTTCTAATTGGGCTAGGATATAGAGCCGCGTATTTGCGGGCTGTATCCTCATAGCTGTTCTTATGTTCGTGCCTTGCTCATGGGCTTCTAATTTCGTTAGGCTTAGTTTTTTACCCTGTAGAAGCTGTAGGGTTCCCGGTTTGATTTGCCCAGTTTTCGAGGTTATCGCGGTTCCAGTCCGTCTTAGTGTATCCTTTTTGCTTTCCATTGTCGAATTTTTTAGCGTTTCGTATCCAATTACGCGCGGCGGCTCTCCAGTTTTTTATAGGCTTCTTACCCGCGCCCTGTACCCATCCGTTAGCCTCGTAGTAGTTATAGAAATTTTCGGCCTCTGATTCTTTGCCCAATTCCCCAAAAGCTTCTACTACCTCATCCAAGCCGCTGGGTATGTTTTTAGGTGTTCTATTGTCTGTTTTATTCTCTGTTCTATTATGTACCCGGTCAAGGGTAGGGGGGGTAACCGCCGCCGGGTAGGGGGGGTTACCGTCTGCGGGTAGGGGGGTATTACTGCCCTGCTCCCCCACCCTGTCCGTATGCGGGTAGGGGGGGTATCCGTCTACGGTTAGCCTTGGTTCCAATATGCGCCGCATATCTTCCGACCAATTCCGCTCAATTAATCCAGCGTCTAATAAAGCGCTTAGGTTTTTACGTACTGCGCTTACACTTAGGCCGGTTAACTCTGCGAAATGGGCAGAGCTTGCAAAACACCTACCTACATTATGTAGGCTTATTATTTCCGCAAG